CGTACTCCTTCACTATACCCCACCCGGTGCACCAGGTAGCGCACCGCATGGTGTATTGTAGAGGCATGAGCAAAGACGAGAGGGCCACGACCCTCCATCGCCACGGCGACAACGTGACCTACCTCGGCCGGTCGGCCACCGTCACGCACGGAAACGAGCCGTCCCCGTGGACCTCCGGCCAGCCCTCCGCCATCGTGAGCATCACGTTCACCCGTCCCGTTCCCGGCGTGTCGCGTCAGATGGACGTGCAGGCATCAGCGCTCGTGAAGGGGGCGTAAGCGATGGGCTCCTACTGCCGCGATGACGGCACCACATGGTGCGCGGACTGCCGCAGCGGGGATGGGGGCTGACCCGTGACCGCCACCGAGAAAGCCGACGCGGCGCGTAATGCGCTGCGGTCCTGGCGCAGGCGCCGGGACGCCACCGACGCCGAACGCGACCCTCTCGTTGCCGCCGCTCTTGACGCCGGCGTCATCAAGGAGGAGGTCCACGTCATCACCGGCCTGGGCCGCACCACAATCAGCCGCATAGCGGACCGGGCGGCACCCGCCGCAACTAGAGATGGAGCTTGACATGGGACTGATCCGAAAGGCGCTGCACGTCGCCACCGTGGGCGCAGTAGCCCCCAATTCCAAGAAGCAGCGGGTGGCGAAGCAGACCCTGGTTGCCATCCAGGGCGGCTCGCCGTCCCAGGTGCGGCGTGCCGGCGGACGGTATGAGCACGGCGTCGTAGGGGCTCTTGAGAACGCCAGGGTGGCCCGCGGGCGCGCGGTGCAGGCTCCGAGCCAGCCGGCTCCCCGTTACGTCCACCAGTCACATGCGGACGCCGCGGCTAACACCGCCGCGCTGATGGCCGATGTCCGGAAGCATCGCGCCGCGTCCGCTGAGGGGCTGGCGAGGTTCCGGCGCGAATACCCGGACGCGCGGTGAGTTACAGCAACCGCTACACCGGCGCGATCACCATCACGCCGCCGGTGACCGCCGCAGCGGTGATCCGGGAAGCCCCCGAGACGCAGGACGCCCGGCTGCGGATCAACCGGGCCGTGACACCCACCGACCAGGGGGAAGTCATCGTCCTGACCGCAGACGCGATCGAGCCGGCCTGCGACGGGTTCAGCGGCTACAGTCTCGTTGAGGACATCCAGCGGCTCGCCGACCACATCGGGTCCGGCCACACCTTCGGCGGGTACATCGAGGTGCAGTGGGATGCAGGGTTCGAGGACCCCGTGCCACAGCGGTACGTGATCCGCAGCGGACGGGTGGAGACGATCACGCCGCGGCTCATTTGGCCCGGGGAAGACCCGGACAGCCCGCCTGTCCTGACCTAGCGCCCGCGCCCGGTAGCACAGATCAGCCAATCGCTGCGCTGAACTGGTAGAATTAACGCATCCGGGGCAAGATTTCACGCCGCCGGCACACGGGATTGCAGCCCGGTGCCAGCGACTTGGCCCGCAACCTGACGTGGAGGTCAACGGACCCATGAACGACGCTACCGCCCGTGCCCGCGAGCTCCGCGACACGGGCGTGTCATTCAGCGTCATTGCGGCGACCTTGACCGCCGAGGGCTACCCGACCTCAAGGGCTGGCGCCTGGCACGGCAGCAGCGTGTTCCGGATGCTCCAGCCCCCCAAGCCGCCCGGACCCGGCCGGGGATTCCGCAAGCCGCACACCGAAGAGTCCAAGCGGAAGATGAGCGAGAGCCACAAGCGGGCCTTCGCCAACGGCCGGGAGCCGAACCGGGGCAACGCCAAGAAGACTCACTGCCCGCAAGGCCACCCGTACGACGAGGAGAACACTTACCACCTTCCCGGAGGCGGCCGGGGTTGCAAGAAGTGCATGCGGGAGCACACCCGCAAGCGGCGCAGGCGGCAGGGAAAGGCCGAACGTCCGCCGTCCCGCACACCCGAAAGCGTCCGCCGGCGGCGCGTGGCCAGGAATACCCACGAACCGCTCGTCTACTACGCCGTGCGTGACGGGCTGGTCAAAGTCGGCACAACCACGCATTTCCGCGGGCGGATGCACGCACTGGGAGCCGAGGAGGTGCTGGCGGTCGAGCCGGGCGGTCGTGACCTGGAGCAGGCGCGGCATGCGGAGTTCGCCGAATACCAGGTCATTCACCCTGACCGCAAGGGCAAGCGCGGCGGGCAGAACGAGTGGTTCCGCCCGGGCGAGAGGCTGATAGCGCACGCGACCGCCCTCCGGGGCGTCTACAGCGTGCCGGATTTCTCGAAGCGGCAGCGCCACGGGCCTTACGTCCTGGACCCGGAGGCCGCCGCCATCCTCGCGCTTCTGCCGCCGCCCCTGATCCCGCTCCGTCCGGGCACGCTGGAGCGGTTCGTCATCAAGATCACCGTTGACGGCGAGTGCTGGCGGCGCAGTGCTTCGCTCGACGCCAAGGGCTACGGGCAGTTCTCCCTTGAGGGCACGCAGCAGCGGTCGCACCGCGCCTCGCACATAATGTTCATCGGCCCGATCCCGGACGGCTTCCAGGTCGATCACGTGAAGGCGCGCGGCTGCCGGTTCAAGGATTGCGTCAGGCCGGCTCACCTTGAAGCCGTGCCCGGGCGGGTGAACACGCTGCGCAGCGGCAACATGGCCGCGATCCACGCCCGAGCCACGCACTGCCCAGCCGGTCACGAGTACACGCCAGAGAACACGTACGTCATCCAGCGGACGGGGGGCCGGACGGCACGGCAGTGCAAGATCTGCACGAAGGCTAGGCGTACCCGGCGCACGCTGACCCCGGCACAGAGCGCCTACATGCGTCGCCACCGGCGGAACGAGGCGGTCCGCGGAAAGGCCAAGCTGCTGAAGTGCGTCTACTGCGCCGCACGCGGCATCGATAAGCAAGCCTGCGACTGGGCGCACGTGCACGGCACGGATCCTGACGACGTGATGAACTACATCCCGTTGTGCCGGAAGTGCCACATGACCTACGACCCTCGCAGCGGGCACCGGGTGCCGCACAGCGCCGCGACTAAGGCGCTGCTGAGCCAGAAGAACACCGGCTACCAGCACACACCGGAGGCGCGCGAGAAGATCCGCGCGGCGTCGACCGGACGTAAGCACACGCCGGAGTCGCGCACCAAGATGTCGGTGCAGCAGAAGGCCGCCGCGGAGGCTCGTGGGCCGATGCCCGATGAGCAGCGGGCGAAGCTCAGCGCGGCGCTCAAGGGCAACACCAACGCGGCCGGCGGGCGCGGCGGCATAGGGAAGCGCAGCGAGCAGGCGCTGGAGAACCTCCGCCGCGGGCAGCGGCGGCGACGGGAACGGGAGCAGGCCGAACGGGAGGCTATCTCACGGGCCGGGGAAGCCTGACCCTGTATCGTGAGTGCAGATGCACGCGAGACCCAAGTCGTGCCCTGAGACGGGTGGGGAGGTGATGCCAAAATCATGGTCGACACACACTCTGCTCGGATCATCGACTTCCCCGATCTGCCGCCAAAGGGTTCCCGTAGCGCCGGCGGCGGGAGAAGGGGCTTGCTGGGGCCACAAATCGGAACTTCGTTCGATATGGGACAGCGCTTGTTCGCGTTCTACGGGCCCGCCGGAGATGTGTTCGATTATGGCTTACTACCTGCGAATATTCGGCCAGGGACTACAAAAAAATGTTGGCCCGGAACGGAATGGCCGCAGCCATCGAGCAGGTTCTGACCCTTCCCATCCGCGGTGCCCCCTACACGATCGAGCCGGCCGGCGGCGACAAGGGCGAAGCGGAGTTCGTCCAGAGCGTCCTCATGACGCCTGACGAGTCGGGTGGCATGAGGACGCCCGTCTCCCGCCTGGTGGGCCAGATCGCGCAGGGGCAGATCTTCCGGCGAAGTTTTTTCGAAAAAACGTTCCGGACCAGGGATTCCGACGGGAAGATAATTTACGATGCGGTCTCCTACCGCCCGCCCGCCACCTGTCAGGCCCGGTACAACGACCGGACTGGTGAGCCGAACGGGTTCAGGCAGCAGGTCTGGTTGTTCGGCGGCAACCTGCAGATCAACAGCAAGCAGAAGGTCCCCGGCTACGTCGACATCCCGAAGGTCCGCTCGTACATTTACACGCACGGCCAGCACCGCGAGCCATTGACTGGCATCAGTGAAATGGAGACGTGCTACTTCTGTTATGAAACAATGGCGAAGCTGAATTTCCTATGGCTAAGTTTTTTGGAGGGCATGGCGATGCAGCGGCTGGTCGTCTACGGCAACGACCAGCCCGAAGCCACGGCCCGCGCTGATGACATCGCCCAATTGCGCGGTTCGGGAATTGTCGGCCTAGTCCACCCTGTCGAGGGCCAAAAAACCTTTGAGGCTTTGCCTAGTGCGGCTGACGCCGGCGCACAATTCGCCGCGTGTATGACGTTCTTGGAAAATTGGATGGCTAGTTCCGTCCTCGCCGGGTTCCTGCAGCTGTCCGGTGCGGCGGTCAGGGGCACCCGGGCGGGCGGCGGCGCGTCAGCAGGCTCCTACGGCATGTCCGAGGACCAGTCCAGCTACTATCTCGCCAGCCGTGAGGCGGTAGCGACGGAGATAGCCGACAGCATCTCCCATGACCTGATCCGGCCCTTGGTGATGCTGAATTTCGGCCATGACGCCGCGTTCCCGCAGTGGAAGTTCGGGCCTTTGCAGGAGGCGATGACCGCGGTCCTGTTCAGCATGTTCGGCCAGATGGCCGCGGCCCCTTCGCTGAATGTGGCGTTCATCGACGCTCTCACCGAGCGGATGGCGGTGATCCTGGACCTGGACGAAGGCCAGATTCACGACGCGCTGACTTCCACGGCGAGCCAGCGGGCGGAGAAACTGGCAGGCAACCCTCCGCCGGGGATGCCGCCGGAAGCCGCCGCGGGGCTCGGGGCCTTGCAGGGCATCGCGCAGGCGGGGACAGGGATCGCGCAGGCCGCGGCGGCTCAGGGGCGCGGTCCGCAGCCGGGGAAGATGCCGTCCGCGCCCGCGTTCCCGTCGCCTCCGGGTCCGCCGTCACCGCCGCCCGGGAAGCCGCCGATGGCCGGGGGTCTGGCCGGCCTGGCCGCACAGTGAGCGGACGGCGCCGCGGAGGTGCTAGTGTCCTGCCGTCCGGACGGGTGACGGGGGGGGGGGCTGCTAGTGGACGCGTTCTGGGTGGCGAGCGGTCCGGGGATACCGTGCGGTGCGCGGCGGCTCGGCGATGACGTCCTGGGTGCCGCGCCGCCCGGCCGGACCTGGCTGGACGTGTGCATCATCGGCCAGCACCTGCCGCAGATGTACCAGGACAGCGAGATGCGCGCCCTGATGCCGGGGGACTGCCCGGCGCTGGGGCTCTGCCCGGACTGCCTCGGCTTCGGCGACACCAGCCCGGCGGTCGCCGCTGACCCGCTGACAGCCTCCCGCGGCGTTGATCAGGTGAAGCGCCCGTGCCCGGGGTGCGGCGGTTCCGGCCGGCCGGCGCTGCGGGTCACGGTCAGACGTGACGGGCCGGACATCACGGGGAGCATCAGGCCGCTGCCGCACGGGTATGTCCCGCCGGCGGGCACGCCGGACCCGGTGCTGATGGCGGCGTTCGAGGCTCCCGCTGACATGTGCCTGGCGTGCGGGATGCCGCAGGACGGCGCCGGTCCGCGAGGGGAGGCGCTGCACTCGTGAGCGACGAGAGCCTGATAGCCGCGCTGGACAAGCTGACCAGGTGGCGGAAATTCTTCGCGTCGTGGCAGCTCGGCTCCCGGATGGACAGCGACGGGGAGTGCAAGGCGGTCAAGCACCACCTGGAACTGTCGATCCTGCTCCGCGCCGAGCAGTCTGCGGTTATCGCGCTGCTGATCAGCAAGGGCGTGTTCACGCAGGCCGAATGGCATGACGCGCTCGAGGCTGAGGCGAAGGCGCTGGACCACGCCTACGAGGAGAGCTATCCCGGGTGGCGGTCGACACCGGACGGGCTGTCGATGAAGCTGCCGGAGGCCGCCGAAACGGTGCGGAAGCTGGGTTTCCCGCCGTGACCCCGGCGGTGATCACGTCTCTGTGCACGGGGATCGTCGGCGTGCTGACGGCGGTGGTGGCGCTCGTTCACTCCCTCACCCAAGCCGGCATCCTCAAGGCTCACCTCGCCGCTGTGGCGGAGTCCACCCCGCCCGCTAGCCCGCCCTCGCCGATGCCGCCCATGGCCGGGGGTGCGGGACCTTGACCGGCACCGGCGGGGAGGTCCGGAAGCCGTTCACCGACGATATCGGCGGCGGGTGGTGCGAGCTCGTGATCCCCCCGGGCGGGAAGGTGTACCCGCAGGCGGGCGAGGCGAAGATCGGGATAGGCCATCCCCGGTGCGATGTGGTCGCGGACCTGGCGATTGAGCTGGACGCGTTCTTCTGCCCGGAGTGCAAGCGGAACGGGCGGGTGAGCGGCGCGTGGTGCGCTGAGGTGATCGAGGCGGCCGGTATATCCGCTGGCATTAAACCGGCGGGTGCGTCGTGAGCTGCGACCCGGGTCATGCGGAGCGGCGGGCGAAGCTGATTGCTGAGCACGGCAAGCCGCGCCACGTGGACGAGGCTGCCGCTCTGCGGCTGATCGGCGAGCGGGACCAGGTGCACCCGCATGACGTGGCGGCGTTCGCCTACCAGGATCACCGCGCGGAGCAGGCGTGGGCGGCGTCGAACCTGAAGCATCACGGCCACCCGTCGCTCGGCTCCGCGATCGGCGGCGACGCGGTCATCGGCGTGCTCGACCTGCGGCCGGAATGCCTCCGTCACGGGTCCGTCCTGATATCCCCGCACCGGCCGGATCACTGGCTTCCGCCCCGCCGCCACGGCCAGGCCCGGCCGCGCTGCTCTCGCTGCCTTGATTCCGGTCATGTCTGCGAGGATCACCCTTACATCGCCTGGGAGGGCTGCGAGGACGCGGGATGCGGGGCTGCCGGGATGCCGTGCCCGTCCTGCTGCTCGCCTATCCCTGAGGGTGCCACGGTCTCGATCACGCTGGCGTTCACCCCGGACTGGCAGCGGACGCCGTGAGCGGGCATCCGACGATGGAGCAGGACGAGCGCCTTCTGCCGCCGGGTCACCGGGGGAAGTCGCGCAGATTCGCTCTTGCGGTCTCTTGGGCCATCATCGGCGGCTCAGGGGCGGGGCTGGCCAGCGGCTCCGTTCACGACGGAATCGGCTATGGCATCGTCCTGTTCACCGGCATCCTCATCGGGTTCTGCCTGCCGTGACCACACCGGCCCCGCCGCAGCGGTTCGAGGCGTCATGCAGCCGGACTGTGCAGGCGTGCGGCTGCGTGACCTGGATGGAGCTGCGGGACGGGGTATGGGTCAGGAGAGTATGGACCTGTCATCTCCATAACGGCCCGGAGCGGCCGTGACCATCCCCGCTCAGCAGCAGCCTCCCCCTCAGCAGCCCCCGCCGCGCAAGCCTCCTCGCCTGCCGCCCGGCTCGATACCGCCCGTCGTGGTCGACGCCATAGCTGTCACCCTCGCGGGGATGCTGCTGACCGCCCTGACCGCCGCCGCGATCGTCGCCGCGCTGATGTTCCGGTTCCGCCGTGCCCGCTCCGCCGTGCCGCACACGTTCTGGCAGGGGCTGCGGCGGGTCCTGGACCGGATCGTGCTCGCCCACCCGCCTGCTGTGACCGGGGTCATCGGGGCGGCGAGTGAGCAGGTGAGCAGGATGAACCTGGCCAGGCGGGCCGCGTTCGCTGTCGCGGCGGCGACCCGGGTAGCAGGGGCGATGGCGGAAGCCAGGGCGCAGGGTGAGGATGTGGATGCGGCGGCGGAAGCGCAGATCCTGAAGGAGTCGCGGTACTTTCAGCAGCATCTTGACGCGATGTGGGCCCGGGCGGCGGCGGCGGGTCAGATCGACCTGGAGGCGGCGGCCCACGGCAATCTGCTTGGCTGGCAATCCGTTCGTGGTGACGGCAGGACCACGGCCGAGTGTAAAGCCGCTGACGGCGGCAATTTCTACGTGGACGATCCGCCCGATATAGGGCTTCCGGGGATCGGCCCGCATTTTGGCTGCCGGTGTAAACCTGTTGCGCCCTGGCCGGGTGGGAGACTGTTGGCAGGAAGTGGCAAGAGACACGGGAGGGCCGCGTGATGGCTGAGCAGACCAACGGGACGGCGGCGGCGAAGGAATCCCCGGCACCGAAGAAGGGCGCGAACGAGCCGGCGGTGGCGGCAGACGACACGGAGACACCTGAGGTCGTGACCGCGCCTGTGCTGGTCGTAGCCCCGCCGGAGAAGGAGGCCCCGCCCCCGGCGAGCCCCGAATCCAAGGCGCCTGAGCCGTCCGCGAAGGTCAAGGTCATGATGGTCAACGCGAACCACGGAGCCCGGTTCCCGGGGGACATCGTCACGGTGGACGCGGAGTACGGCGCGCGGCTGATGGCCAACGGCGAAGCCTTCCCGGCCCCGTCATGAGCTGGCGCGAGACGGTCAGGTCCGCCGTCACCAGCCTGGGCATGCGATGGACCTACTGCCGGCGCCACGGCCACGGCAGCGCGGACGGCACCTACGGGCGCCCCTGCGTCGCCTGCGGGAAGACGGTGTACCCGCCCCGGCCCGGAGCTGACCGCCGTCCCGAGGTCACGGGCAACCGGTTATGGCGATCATCCCGGGTATCGAGATCGACGCTCAGGTCTCCATCGGCATCGTCCGGCCGGGCGACAAGCTCCTCATCGCGGTCGCCGGCCCGCTGGACATGGGCGAGCGTGACGAGGTGCGCGAGGAGGCTGAGCGGGCGCTTCCCGGTGTCGAGGTTGTCGTGATCCGCGCGGACGCGCTGGTGGTGTACCGGACGTGATGGGCTGGAACCTTGCAGGCGAGCCGGTCACCCTTGAGCGGTGGCAGGAGGACGCCGTACGGTCGCTGCTCGCCTGGGATGACACGAAGGCCGGCGTGACGCTCATGCCGGTGGCCAGGGGTGCCGGGAAATCGGTCGTGCTGTACACCGCAGGCCGGTACGCCCGCGCACGGGGCAAGGGCAGGCCGCTGCGCGATGACCCGGTGCGGGAAAGGGGCGCGGCGTGATCTGGACAGCCGAGGGCCGCGAGGAACGCCTGGCCGAGATAGACGCTCACCTCGCCCGCCACGCCGACCTGAAAGCCCGCCACGGCCTGCCGGAGCCGATCTCCGCATCTGACGCGCTGGCACTGGCCCGGGCGTCCCTTGTCCCCGTCGACCCGGCCGTGACCGCGGGAGACGTGTACGCCGGGATCTACCGGGACATGCCAGCGGCCGAGGCGTGGCTGGACTCGGATCTCGAGAACCATGGCTACCCGTCACTGGCGCGGGTGCCTCTCCCAGACGGCAGGGTGGTCGGCATCCTGGACCTTCGTCCGGCACTGGACAGGGCACGGCGGGACACGGCGGAGGGCGAGCGGGGATGAGGCTGCCCGACGGCACCGAGTACGCACCCCTCGCCTGGGACGAGCTGGTGCCCTACGAGCGCGACCAGCGCGGCTACTGGCTGTACGGCCCGTGGGTTGACGTCTACGGCAACGGCAAGCTGTGGATACCGGTGAAGTCAGCATGACAGCGGTAGCGGGCGAGGAGTGGGAGCGGCTTGACGCGACCGAGCGGGCGGTGACGCTGATCCTCGCCTGCAAAGGCTGCGGGCACACCAAGGATCACCTGACGGGCGACCCAAGCGACGTCTTTCCCATGGAGCACTGCGGCGAGTGCCCGCCGTGGCGCTGCGAGGGCTGCGGCGAGATGGACTCCGCAGCTAAGAAATGCTCCTGCTGGATCGACATCACCACAATGTCTCATGCCGATGTCAAGGCCCTGTTCGCTGCGGACGGGACGTTCAACGTGGGCACCGACGGGGCACTGAGCATCGGCGGTTCACCGTGCGGATGCCACCAAGAGGAGAGTGACCCGTCATGACGACAACCTGGGGTGACCTAGCTGCCGTGATCGACCTCGCCAGCGCCGCGCTGGCCCCGCCCCGTACAATCGGCACTGGACGTCCGCCTGCGGGGTTCCCAGTCAAGCCGGGCATAATCGGCACAGCGCGGGTAGCGTCCGGCCGGGGCAACGTCCCGCGCGCGGCCCCGGCA